CTCGACCGGAATACCGGCCGTCACGTAGTCTGCAACATCTGCGGTGCTTGCGCGATCAATTTCAAAGCGGTCCTTGACCAGGTGGCGCAGCACCTGGGCCAGGCTGCCTGCGCGGACCAGACGAATGTCGTCCTTGCCTTGCTCGCGAATCACGTAAATGCGGTATTCCATGGGGTTCTCCTGTGGGTTAAATGGTGGGCCTACTTGCCACCCCGTCAGCGGCAAGAACTCCGCCCGTCCCGGGGTTTGGCTTTCGGCCCAAAAATCAGATCGGGCTGTCGGCTTCGTTTTCGCCCGCGTAGGTGGCGTTCTGGACGTCGGTGTGCGGCACGTCGATTACGCCGTCGGAGTCGGGCTGCGCGGCCTCTGGCGCCTGCTCAGCGACTTTATTCAGGCGACTGGGGCGTCGCGCTGCGGACGGCTTTTCCTCGGCTTGTGCGGCCTCTGGCGCGGCCTGTGCGGGCTCGGGCATGAACAGCTCGTCGTCCTCTTTGAGCACGCCGTCAATGTCGGTGCTCAAAGGCAGGCGCTTGCTGTGGCGGCGGATGACGGTCTTCTTGGCCATTTCGGCGAAGTCGGACACCCAAGGGCCAGAGCTGCCGGAGCGGCTGCGGGCCTTGATTGCCAGCACATCCTCGACGCTCATCACCTCGCGGGACTTCTCGCCGTCCTTCATGGTCACGATCGAGTAAACCGCAATCAGCTTGCCACGGTTGGCCAGGTTGGGCTTGTGCGTGATGTGCTCTTCGTCGCCCAGGCAGAAATCGAAGGTGTCGTTTTCGTAGACCGCCTGGACCGACCAGGTGCTGATCTCGCCGCTGTTGCGCACCAGCTTCATGATGCCCGCGACCATCGGCATCCACTGCGCCTGGTTTTTGAACGTGACGATCGCGCCCTCGCGGCCGTCTGGCAGCAGGCCCATTTGCGCGGCCTTGGTGGCTGCGGCAAACAGCGTGCGGCGGTCAGCTTCGAGCAAGTTGGGGTTGGTCTGCACAGCGGTCAGCGTGACGCGCACAAAACGGTCGACGCTGACGTGGGCTGGCAGGGCGGCTTTGAACTGAGGGGACATGCGCTCGATGGCGCTTCGGACTTCATTGATAACAGCGACTTGGCTCATTTGAGTTGCTCCTGAAAACGCCGGTGGCCGACCGGCTGCGGGGTGGATTCCTGTTTGGAATTTCCAATCAGTGTACCATCATTTCGTGGGCTTGCGTGGGAATAAACGAAGATTTCTGAACCCTGCGCGGCCACCGTAGGACTTGCCCACCATGTCGGCGGTGATCAGGGTCGGAGGGGTGTCTGCCTGCATCGCGCAGCTCACGCTCCAGGCGCTGGTCAGGACCTTCTCGGCGTCGCCGATGTGCTTAAAGATTTTGGCCTTGGCAACGTCCTTGTCCTCCTTGGCGTTTTTCTCGGTGGCGGCTGCCGACTTGTACTGCTCGAGCAGCTCGGCCAGCGTTTCGTCGCCGTCTGCGCTGAGCACCTTGCCAGGCTTGGCGTACTGGTTGAGCCGGATGATCACCTCGGCGTCGCCTGGCATCACTGGGTCTGGTTCTTGGCCTTCGTCGACCGTTTTCCAGAAGGCCGCCACCTTGGCTTTGATCGCCTTGATGACGTCCTCATCGCGCAGGCGCTCGATCACCACGCCTCTGTTGCCGCCGATGAACGCGCCAATGAACGCTCGCTCAAAGCCTGAGACGGCCATCTGGTGCTGGACCTGCATCTCGATGTGCTCCGGGGCCTCGATGCTGCCGTCCTCGTGCTCAAGCCAGCCGTCGCGGAAGGCCAGGTAGTCGACGTTCTTGATCTCCAGGTGCACCGGGCCTCCCGGCAGGTTGGTGATCACGAAGTCAAACGAGCTGCCCATGCGCAGGTCGGGGTCGCGGAAGTACTCCTTCATGGGCCGGATTTCCCAACCCTGCTCCTCGGCGATGCCGTGCGCGATCGCGGCCTCCAGTCGGTTGCCCCATGCCATGCGGTCGTTGGTCTTGAACTCGGGCACGATGCCTGTGCGCTTGCGGTGCCAGAGGTCAAAATGCGTGACGTATGGAGACATTGAGAACAGCGCCGCAGACTCGGTGCTGGTGACGTCTTGCTTGCGCATGGCAAGCCAGTGTTCTTGATTGCTGGGGACGATGATTTCAGTTGCCATTGTTTTTCTCCATTTGTTTTCCGATCTCGGCTGCCGCACGCACGATGGCGCGGCGGGTGGCGGTGTGGGGGTCGTCGCCGTATTCCTCGTAAATGGCCTCGTAATCCACGGTGTCCACCCGGACATAAATTGAAAACATCACAAGAGACATCCTCAACTTCACCGCCAGACGCAGCGCGTCGCCGTCGTCTTTGAGGGGGTTCCAAGGTTTATCATTCAGCATAAAAACCACCGGCAGATCATCCGCAACGCGGTAATACTTTGGAATGGTGAAGTCGCCAGCCGCCTTTGCCGCTAGTTCCAGTAGTTCTCGGTCACTCATCTTCACTCCCCGCTGGCAGTCCAAAAATCGCCCGCCCTGCGGCTGGTGGAAACTTTGCCCCGTGCGCAGCCACCATGTTGGCGTCGATCACCTCATTGAAGCCGTCGCACGGCGCGATCCAGTAGCCGTGCTCTCCGTCGTCCTGCGTGGCCTCGACGATGCCCACCAGCCCCCTGCCGCTGGTGAACCATTGAACGCGGTGGATTTTCATGGTTGCTCTCCGGTTGCTTTGGCGATGGCGGCGAGGATCATTTCGCGCACTACGCTGTCGTGGGCCAGCACTTCGGCGGCAAAGTGCTTGTTGCTCATGGCGCGTTCTGCGGATTGCAACGCCTCCAGCAGATCAGGCGCTGCGGCGATCAGGCGGGCGTTGGCAAGAATCTCAGCGTCAGAACGCCCCTCTTGATCCATGCTTCTTGGGTCGCAGTTGCAAATATCAGGGCGTTTATCGTTTGGGTGCTCAACCCAAAAACCGACCGCAATCCATGGCCCAGGTGTGTGCCGTGTGTGTTTCATAGGTCGCTCCTTTCAGCTTCCGTTACGGTTTAAAAACTACAGGACGATGTTCGCTCTCCACACGTAAACATCAAGTCCAACGATCAAAATTCCAGACAAAAATACAACATATTCAACGATAAAAATACCGCGCTCCGATTGTGTTGGGATGGGCTTGGCAGGGCCGGTGTATGGGGTGTAAATCACACGCAGCTCCTGAGCGTCATTAAAAGCAGCATGACCGCAACAAATCCACCTAAAAGCCACGCCAGCATTTTGCCGGTGTTATCTGGTTGGCATGGGCATTTTTGCCCGCTGGCGTCATAACCAAGGCCGTGGCACCACGGGCATTTAGCCTGTTCTTTGCGCACCGGGCAGTTGCGGCCCTGATTGCAGTTGCCGTATTCGTCGCAGCAGTTCATGGGTGTCTCCTGTTCGATTAATTTCAAAGCCTCAATCAGTTGCGGGATGATTTTTTTGTCCATAGTGATTCGAAGGGCTGGATGGCTTTTCATTCTCTGTATAAACAAACCATCCTCCACCCACACCTCGGCATAAACCTCGCCGTTTGGCTTTTTGATTTCGTGCTTCATGCCGCCTCCTTCACGGAGCGGCGCCCCTGGAGGAATTTCAGCCAGCACTCAGCGCACAGCCATCGCGTGGCGGTCAGGAAAATGCCGCCTTCTGGCAGGCGATCGCGTTTGCATTCAGAGCAGTGTTTCATTTGTTCTCCTTGTTTTTGGCACGCAACCCTTCGGGGCATGGCGTGGTTCGATCATTGAGCGTTCCATGGTGCCCAGGCGTGCTGCTTTTGCAGCTGAGACAAAACCACTTCTGCGCGACCGGCTCGCCCATAAACGTCGGGCTCACCTGTTCGTGCAGTTTGTTCATCTCGCTTCGGTACTGGCTGAGCGTTTCCCAGGCTTGGTCGTACCAAGGGCCGTCGTACTTGGCCAGGACGCACTCAAGGTCCAGCGCCAACCGGTGGGCAAACCGGTGGGCAACTTCGTCCATGGCGTCGGCTGTGCGGTCCAGCGATGCGTTAATCGCCCGGTCCACACTGGACTGCGCCTGCTTTTGCATGCCGTCGATGAAGCCGCGCTCGTAGTCACTGGCGTGGTCGCGCCAGGCATTCAGGTCGGGCGTTTTTTTCATTTGTTC